GCTCTCCTGGGGCGCTTGGGGAGGAACCTACTCCTATATTCGAGGCGGGTCGGCCAGGTACGTCTACGGTGACACCTTCTCCTACGGTGACGCCTACGGGATTGTGGACGATGACGCCTGACCCCACAGCCACGCCCACGGTTACGCCGTCTCCCACGGCTACGTTGTTTACGGTTCCAGCTGCTACAGCAGTACCCACGGATACGCCACGGTTTACCCTCCCGGGTGCCACACCAATACCTTCGGTTACACCTACATCTACGCCTACACCCACCTCAGCTGATATGGGGATGATTTTGCGTGGTACACCAACTGCAACATGGACACCTGAGGTGATTATTACTCCTCCGCCAGATACTTACGAAAAGGATTTCTGGGGAAATTTCTATGATGATGTTGTATTACCCGCCGATGTAGCGCCTACAGCAATTAATCCTGACATCACAAGCACGCCTACAGAGGTGGCTTCGTCTACGGTGGCGCCTATTACGCCCACAGCTACACAGGTTCCTACGGGCACAACTGCGCCCACAGCTACACAGGTTCCTACGGGCACAACTGCGCCCACAGCTACACCTACGCCTACGGGCACACGACAATCGGCGCCATACCAGGGAGCTACCAAGAAGACCCGTGGGCAACTCCAAGACTTTATTGATTCATATTTCACGGGTGGGGGTAATGGCGGCTAACGTAGAGGTACTTGGCCTTGCAGAGGCGGGATATGTGATAGAGGACTTTGCGACCGCAGAGGGTAACCGCGTTCCGGTCACTGTTGAGGATGAGACTCCCTTGTATGTGGCGGGTACCGCTGCTCTTGCGGACGAAAGTTTGGGCGAGATAGCCGACGAGAGGGTTGCCGAGACTGGTGAGGGGGGCTGGAAGAATGTTGTGGGCCATGCGCAGATGAGGTCCGAAAACGATGTTGGCAAGGAGATTTATGTAAAGTCTATAAATCCAGGCAGATGGATTGGGCCGCTGGGTGTGGTTATGGCGTTCCCTTCTGACCAGATTTACGAAAAGGTGCAGAACAAGCAGGTTGTTGCCCTAGACAAAGAGGTGGGGAAGCGGATTGGTCTTATGAAGTATGGCCAGGCAAAAGAGGTAGAGGTTAGCTGGGGTGGCCCGCCCGATGATGGAATGGGTCCCGCTCAAGAGGCTGGTTCTCCGGAAATGCGTCTTGATACGACTGGTGGCAGGGGCATTAGGGCAACTTCATTCTCTTCTGGGCGACGTCCGAGTGTATCGGATTCCTTTTCCTTGCGGGGTGCCTCGGTGGGCTCTGCGGCCCGGATGTCAGGAGCCTCCGAAGCGGCAGTCAGCAACGAGCTAGAGGGGCGAGTGGACATGGATGTTGGGCGGGATTTGGTAGGTGGCGCCATTGCACAAACAAAGGGGGAGCGGGCGGCATGGGTAATGGCGGCTCAGACTGCGTCGCAGCCCAGTATCACAATGCCGGATATGGATTGGTCGGGCTTACCCGATTTTTCTGGTGGATATAACTGGAATGATTATTATGACCAGTATGGTGGTGGGGGTTATGATGACCCTTACGGCGGTGAAGTGCCGCCAACGATTCAAACGGCGGATGAACAGGCGGTACAACAGTCAGCCGGGACTGTCTTCACCGGGCAACCGTATTCGGGCCCAGCTGCAGATGGCTCATTAGAGCATTATGCCTGGGATAGGGCCACTGGTGCGAGCGTGCACGAAAGTTATGCTCACTGGGTCTTTGATAGGTTTATGAATCATGATGATGCACCTGTTCCCGATATCCCGTATGTACAGGAGGCACTAGAGGCGTGGGCCAACCTGTGGGAGTGGGACGAAAACGGAGAAATAGTCTTGGATGCAGATGGTCAAGGGGTATTTAATCCGGACGTAACTGACCAACAAATCCAAGACGCTCAAAACTATGGGCTTGATGAGCCCGCTATTACAAATCAGGAGGAGGCTGTCCAAAAGTTAGTCGACTATCGAAGCGAGGAAGATATAGCGGCGTGGGTGGACCCCTTTGGCCACGGCGTAGAGGAGACGGGTGAACAGATTTCGTGGGAAACCGAAAAGGGTAAGGAAGTCGAGGGCATGCCGGGCATAACGGTAGGAGAGCTGTTTGGTGGTGATTGGCGTAAATGGGAGGAACAACGGCGGATGATGGCACAAATGGGCGGGGAAGAATTTCTCGCCGCCCAGCAACAGGGGCAGCAGGCGTTACATGCCGCTTACGTGGAGGCAGTGTCTCAACAGGGCGCGGCTACTGTCGTGAGTCAGCAGCAACAGAGGCCAATTAGCCAGAAAGAGCAAGAGGCCTACGAGCATGGCCTGACGGGGGAGGAATGGAAGCGGTCCTGGGATTATCAGGAGGAGCTGAAACAGGAAGAGTCGGGGACTGATGCTCTTAACGTGCATGGCCTGACGGAAGATGAATGGAAGCGGTCCTGGGATAACCCACACCGAGAAACTGAGTAGGAATACGAGTAAACCTGTTGTACAATAGGAGTAATTATGCCTGACGAACAAATTCACAGGGAATCTGACCTTTTAGAGAAGTATTTCCGTTGCAGGGCCAGTTGTGACAAATGGCACAAACGCATGGAGGAGCACGAGAAGTTCTACGACCTGGAACATTACTCTTCCGGTGCGTTGCCTGGGGAACGGCGGATTACGCTCACCAAGGCCACTAACGTGGTGGACCTGGCGGTCGGGATTCTAACGGCCAATGAATTAACTATTCAGGCTGTGTCGCCAGAGGAAAGCGAATCCATTAAGAAGCAGGCCAGCTTAGTGGAGCAGTTCCTTGACGGCGTGATTTATATCAATTCCGAGAGGCAGGAGACTGACCTCCGTTATGACTGGACGTTCTACCAGGTGCGTGACGGGTCGGTGGGATTGAAGACTGTGTGGGACAACAGCTTTGATGCCTCGCTGAAGGTAGAGGCGGACGAGGAAGGAAATCAGCGGGCTGTGTATGACCAGTTACCGCTTACAGTCAATATTCTGCCTGGAAAGTTTCTTTTTCCGATGCCTGGCGGAAAGCTGGGGCGATGGAAGTATATCTTTTACGCTATCGAGCGTTCCGTTGAGGACATGGAGCGCGAATATGGCCCCATGCCGAAGTACAACACAATGAGTAAGAAGCAGAAAGAGATGAAGAAGGGCGACTTTATTGATTATTGGGGTGAAGTGCAACAAGAGGACGGTAGCTGGGCGATTGAGAACGCAACCCTTTATGATGGCCGTCTTCTGGATGGGCCACGCGTTATGGAGGGTTATAACGAGATTCCTATTACTATGATGTTTTATAAGCCGGTGGGCCACATTAAACCGGAGGAGTGGGGACATTCTATTTTGAAGCCTGTGATGGAGATGGTGAAAGAGATGGAGTGGCGGGTCAACCGTCAGACCCGTCTACTGAATGTGTTCGCTAATATGCCTCTGGTAGCCCGCACGCGGGATGGCCGTCCGGTAAAGGTGGATTCTGCCTTTGGTGATGTAGTGCAACTGAATGAGGGAGAGGATATCGCTTTTCCTGTGTGGCCGGGGACACCACCGGATTTCAAAGAGCAAATTGCGATGGTCGCAACTGAGGTGGCAGACGCCTCCTTCCCTGCAGTAATGTACGGGGAGGGCCCAAGTGCGGCCTCGGGATATGCTCTTTCACAACAAGGTGATGCTGGGCGCATTCGTTTAACCCAGCCACAGAAACAACAGGAGCGAACTCTTGCTATTTGGGCGAGGAAGACGCTTGGACTTCTACGGAACTTCTCTCCGAGTTATACGGTAGAGGTTTATGGAGATAAGGCGGGTGCGCCCTATAGTCAGGAACTTACGGGAGAAGACACAGTGGGATTTCGTGTAAATTTCCAGCTGAAGCCGCAATTCCCGAATGATGAGGTACGAAGGGTGGCGATGGCTACCCAGACAAAAGATACTTTGTCTGCTGAGACCCGGATGGAGAAATACCTCGGGATACAGCAGCCGGACCAGGAGACTACCCGTATCTTACGAGATATGGCCCGCAGGCACCCGATGATGGTGGAGTACCAGATGATGGCCCTCTTCCGGGAGTTGGCCGGTGAGGGTGATGAAGCGGCCCGTATGGTTCTAGAGAGGCTCCAGCAAGGTGGTGGAGCAGGTGGTGGCGGGGCTCCTCCGGGGCCAGCGCCGGGTCCGCCTAAACCAGAGCAATCACCTGGGCTTCCCTCAGCAGATAGGGGGCAGGTAACACAGCAAGAGCAGGGGTTCGCACCAGCAGGGCAGGAACCCTCTGAGGATGTATTCAAGATGGTGAACACCATGCAGGGTGTTCCGATGGTGTGATATGGCTCAGGATAACCGACAGTTCAAAGTAATGAAATTATGGCATGGCCTGGGGGGCGATGCTGATAAACAATGGCGTAACGTAATGAACCGTTACCCGAGAGAAAGGAGTGCGTTTACCAATCTAACGCCTGCGAGAAAAGACTATCTAAATCGTGCTTATGGTGAAACTGAAGCTAATGAGTGGATGTCAACTATGAGCGGGACACCGAGACTAGGAGTTTAA